ATTGCTATCAATAGTAAGGAAATAAGCATAAGTTCCTTTCGGAAAGTCTGGGGTAATACAAAATCTTCCATTGTTCTCGTCTAGTGTGCCACTCTTGTGTGTATAAGAGTAGTCATTCGTGAACAGTCCCAATCTATACTCACCTGTAGATGGACCATCTGTTCTACTACCATTTAGGGAATATCCAGATGTCATCCTAACAATAGATGAATTGGAATCTAGAGGGTCCTCATGACCAAATGGACCATAGATTGGATTACCGTCATAAGCGAATCCAATAATTGGAGAGTGAGTTTTTGTAGAGGGTTCAGTTCCTGCACTGTTAATGTTATCATTAAGTGCGACTCTAAGAGATTTTGGATTACCAATATGTCCATAACCATATTCTAATACATTGTTATAATTCTCGAAAAGATAACCATTATTGGTGTCTAATTTAAGATTTAATTTTTCATATCTGTTAAACGTCCATTCTTTCAAAGAAGGAATGCCAGTTGCACCACTACCAATAGGAATAATATCAACCTTTACAGTGTCTTGACTATAAAAGTTTCCTTCTGCAATCAAATTGAAACTTTCTAGTTTTCCATTAGCATCTACTACTGCTTCGTAATTAGCAAATCTACCTTTACCAGCAGTATCTGTAATTCTTACTATTGGTGCTTCAGAATAATACTCACCAGGATTATCAATAACAAGACTAGTTACTTTGCCTCGTGTGACAATAGCACGAACATCTGCTCTTCTGCCAGATGTAATTTTGACAATAGGTGTTCTTGTAAAAATATCGTTTGTATCAACAACAATTCTTTCTACTACCTGACCAGAGAGAATTGCTCTTGCTTTATATGGAACATCGTCAACTAGAACAAAAGGTGCTTTCGTATAACCAGATCCTCTAGTATTGATATCAATTTTTTCTAGTTTACCATATCTGACGCTATCACTATCTTTATGACTGTAAATAGGCACACCATTGACCAAGATGCCACTATCTCTCTTAGGAGTCTCATAAGACTCAGTTGTTCTCGTAGCAACCTTCCTAATCAGTCTTAATAGTTTCTGATCTTGTACAGGAGATGTTACATTAGATCCATCTAAAATGTCATATGATGGAAAACTAGAACTTGTGATATAATAATATTGTTCATCTTCAAAAATTGCTGAGACATTTGTTTTTACCTCACTTAAGTCAGAAGCAACATATGGAAGACTACTAGATGATACATTACCAGTGCTGAATAACCATCTCGCTTGATTAGTGCCAGATCTTACAATCTTTGGATCAGCAGTCTCAAATCCAGGTTGTGATACCTCAATATTATCACCAGGATATGCATATGGGTGTGAATCAGATGGAGATAGATTGTATACGATACCCATAGAGAGCAACGTAACATTACCAGACTTAAGAGTTACAGGTCTGTATACAGATTCTCCTGCCACATAGGTCTGTGGGTTGTCTCCTCTTGCTTTTAAAATAAACTGATTGACTGTCTTGTCATCAAATTCAATGACTTCATCGTCAATTAAAATAGTTCCAACAGAATCCCAACCAACTGTAGAGAATACATTAATTCTCTTACCAGCAGAATCACCAGCAAGTAATGTAGATTCTAATTTAGTCTTAGTTGAGACACCAAAAGAACCATTGATAGTTTCTGGTGCAAGAACAATATTATAGATCTCTTCACCATCAGAAGTTCCTGAAGCAAACGTATTGTCAACAACTGCACTAGCATATCCATATTCGTCAGTCGCCTCTTGGACAATTGTTTGACCGACTAATGTCTTAGGATCACCTGAGACTACCTTTACCTTCAGGGCATGTACATTAACCCAGTCAGACTCAGATGACTTATATGTAAAATCTCTTGGTTTGTATACTTCTGGTTTATTGTCGATTTCTTTAGCGACAATAGTATTGAATACAAACTTAATGGAACTATCAGTTCCCTTTGCCTTGTAGAATTTTTGAATATTCTTGATAAGGGTTCTCTTATCAATCTCACCCTTGAGATACTTCTCAGGGAAAGAACCCAGATACTGTGTTTCAAAGTTTTTAACAAATGCATACAGGAAAAGGTTACTGATGTTATGAACCTTTTGACCAGAATTGTGTGCAGCAGCTTCTGTGCTAGTAAAGTTGGAAGCAGCATACAAGTCACCAAGTGTTGTATTACCACTAACACCTCTAGAACAGTTTCTTAGTTCAGTATTAGTTCTAGTAGCATAGAAGATAATCTCATCATCAATCTTGACATATCCATTCTTCTTTGGAAATGATCTTGCATCATTTAAAACAATAGTGACATCAGAGTCACTAACAGAAGAAGCAAGAATGTCGTTCTGTTTTAGTAAATTCTTTTCGTAATAATCAATGTCTGCATATTTCTGAATGTTATTAATAACATCCAAAGTGCCACCTTGAACCTCCTGCGCTTCATAATACTTTTGGACGAACTTACTAAAAAGTTCATACTCAGTACTAATAAACTCAGGAAGCTGTGATTCGATCAGAGTGGAGATTCTCTTAGTCTTTACAGCAGGCATTTACTTTACTCTTTGTATGCAGTGAACGAAGAATTCGCAACGTCAACGTCAAGATAAACCTCACGGAGTGCCTTGATATCATTAGAAAGTGGTTTTACTCTAAACGAAATGCGATTATCAAAGAAACTACCCTTAATGATAGTAAGAGCAGGGATTTTAATCTCACCATTTACATAATCTATCTCGCCAATATCGCTGTCGAGGACAACTTTTTCACCAGTTACGGTATCTAGTCTATATAGGACAATTTTGCCACCTCTGTCTTCAATATACACATCGAAATTAGGGAACTCAGTAATCCTAAAACCAGTAGATGATAGGATAGGATCATCACAATCCTTATCAAACTGATTCTGATAACAAATCTCGTAATAGAAGGTAGAATTCAACTGAGGATAGAAATCTTTCCTCATTGTTACAGATGTTAAGTTGGAACTAATACTAACATCAGACTTGTCAATAACTGCAACTGCTTTACTGTATCTGAACTTACCATTGAATTTTTCAGTATCAGAAGTAGAGATATATTGTTGGAATGCACCAATCACTTTATCTCTAATATTTGCTGGTGTCTGATCTGTTACAGTTCCATCATAATAAATCTTACTATCAATCTCAACATACAGAATTGATGGGTCAACTAACTTTGGTTCTACAGAAGCAACCACATACTTCTTCAGTTCTTTAACAATCTCTTGTTTCGTCAAAGAAGTTAGATAACTCTGATCCTTAGGTTTCAATGCAATGAATACCTTACCATACTCAGGAGGAACTTGATCTTCGCCTCCAAAGATGATGATATCACTTGTAGCAGGGTAAATGTTACGAACGATCGCTTCGTAGTCATCAGCGGTCACAGCGCGGTCCTGAGCACCAAATGTCTTGGGTGCATTGTATTTGATCTTTGCTAGAGATTCAATCTCCTCACCACCTGATGCAGCAACAGTAGAATTGACTACAATAGAATTATTAGGTGTAACACCATTAATATTTTCTAATACACCAGAGAAGACAAATGTCTTTACTCCGTTACTTACTGGTCCAGAAGTGGTAATGTAGTCAACTTGAATTAAAGTATTAGCATCTAACTCTTTACCTAGTACTCCATCACCAAAGAGTAGTTCATATCTTTCATCTTCAATTTCATCTAGGAAGAAAACCTTGGAGTTGCCATCTACACCTAGAATGTTAGTTGCAAGTAAATACGGTTCATTGAAAGAACCACCACCAGGATAGACCTTTACACTAATGGTATTTGTATCAATATTTTGGTTGTCTAAGATATAACGTTTATCAGTACCTACAACAAACGAATTAGTTAACAGTGTTCCTTCTCTGATAGGAACGTTCGTAAATACTGCTTGATCGTTTGATACCTGTGCTTTTGCATCTTCGGTAACAACATACTGGTATACAGTGCCATCATAGTTTGCTGTAAAACCAGATCCTTTCCTCAAGAATAGTTCTGTGTCAGTTGTGGGATTGTCATATGTGACTGTAAAGGAAATGTAAGCGGTTGGAGCAGTAATACTCTTAGGTCTGTAACCTAACTGCTTCGCTAACGCTACTACATTGTCCCTCAAGGTGGCACTATCAATGAATAGTTCATTGACTACCATATTAGTGTTAAACGCAGTGTAATACGTGTTATACGCTAATACGTCAATAAGATTGGATAATGCACTACCCTCAAAATCATAGTCGGTAAATTCCGTCTGTGCTCTCATGTAATCTTTGAGAGCTACTTTGATATCTTCAAAGTCTAAGTTAGCAACCTGTGTATATGGCATTATCGTGTGCGCTCTAAGAAGAATTCGATTGCTACTGGTGAATCATCACGTCCTCTAATTCTAAACGACATCTCTACTTGATACGAATTAGTAGTCTCAACGGGATAACATGATATCGAATCAATGTTAATTCTAGGTTCGTAACGTTGGATGCAATCAGCAACAGCAGATTTGATAGAACCTGCAGTTGCATAGTCCATTGGTTCAAATAACATCCTTGCAATGTCAGAACCAAGTTGACTGTTAAAAGGACGCTCTCCTTTATTAGTAAGCAATAAGGCAGTGATCGACTGAATGATCGCCGCCTTATCTTTTACCTGTACAAGATCATCCGATACAGGATGTTTCTTGAACGTAATGCTCAGATCTTTGAATGTCTGAAAGGATGGCATTTAGACACAGCAGTAGGCTGTTTCTATTTATCACTTACCACAGAATCCGTCCGCCCACTCCTCTTGATTGTCAAAGATTTCACCTTCCTTGACATCTTTCATCTTACGTGCTTTCTTAAGATGACGTTCGCTATCAGTCTCGGTAATAAGAGTCATACCAGACTTTCTAAAGTCTTCACTCTTGTCCACTCGTTTGTCCATCTGTGGTCTCCGTCCGTAGTTTTCGTTCATCATGTGTTTCCCAAAAATAATCATCAGTGTCTCCTAAGCGTCCCCAGTCGATTCCTGCCTCTACTTGGTATTCTATGGTAGA